GGCCATTATCGATCTCACCCTCACCGTACATCACAACTGCGGCGATCCTGACGTTTGCGGGCTGTTTCATCAAATCAACAGGCCCTGTAGGTGGCGCTTCAACCTCACGCTGCACCCAGCACTTACCGTCAACATCAAACTCATTTTCAATGGCGAACTGCTCATCGAAAACGCCAAGGGCAGGACGAGGGCAACCAGGTTGATCCTCTACAACTTTTGGGTTGAAGAAGTTTTCACCGGCAGCAGGGTAGGCCTCCCAGAGCTTGCCGACGATGATACCTTCTGCGGCTTTTTTATTGGGTGCTTCAAGCGCGTAGACTAGCGCCACGGCCCCGTTTTTTTGAGCAGGCTTTTTGGGTTCAAGCAATCCTATGTATGTAGGCATATTGGTCTTTCCTTTGGTTAAGCGCTGGTCAGGCGCGGTTAGTACAATTGTTGCATTCCAGTCCGAGCGCTTCGCGGATCTCTGCTGCACGCTGTTCACTTCCTGCGACTTCGCCCGCATGGTACGCCCTGTTAATCAGGTCGATGATCAGGTCGAAGTCGTCCCGATAAAGCTTTACTGACAAACTGGCAGCCGGTTTACCGTTCGCAAGCTTGAATGTGGTTTGCTTTTGCATTGCCAGGTACTTACCGCTGATGTATGACATATTGAAACCCTCCGCAGTGGTACTAGAACGGCAGTTCGTTTAATTCGATAGGGGAGTGATCGATACACATCAGCTGTTGTATCTGGTCATCGATGGTTGCGATCTGGTGGTCGGTCGCTTGGGTTAGGCTGGCCTTTTGGGCCTGCAGCGCTTCAACTTGTTTTCCGATGATATCGATCGGCTCGGGATGGTTAACGTCGATGTAGATTTGGCGGGTTTCAATCAACACGTTCCCACGGAAAGACGACATGTCAGAGGTGCAGACATAGAAGCCTTCGGATAACGGATGGGTGGTAACGTGGATGTACAGCGTGACTGGTATCTGTAGTGCTTTCATAGCAACTCCGATATAATAATTTCAGATTGATAGCGCGAGCTATTGGTCTTTCCTAGATCGGCCGGTTGGTACCCGGCAAAATCCTTGTGGGGTGGTTCCCACTTGGGTAAAGAAGCCTGCCTTTACGGTGGGCTTTTTTACGTCTAAAGGTTGCCGGTTACGTTATCCGGCGTCGCTTCCCCTGGTCAGAGTTCGGCGACCGTTTCGGCCCTGGTGAGGCGTTGGTCTTTCCTAGCCCACACTTTCCCGCTGTGGGTACGTAACTTGTGGTGACCGGACTCGAACCGGTGACCGCACTTTGAGGACTGGATACCTAGTGGTTTGCAAACCTCTTGATACCCAGGCTGGCCAGCACTCCATAGCCCGCTCTAACCATCTGAGCTACACCACAATCAAAAAGAGCGAGCCACCTACACTATTGCCAGCCCGATTGGGTTTCGGGTTACTTTGCTGGCGGCAGGTTTCAGTTTTTCACGCCCGCGCTCTTTGATTGTGGTGCTCCGTAACGTGGAGCTGACGACCTGTTTAACCGGGTTTATTGAGCTGCAGGCTTGCCCATCTACGCGCCTCGGTCGGCTGGCCCGTGAACTCCCTACGGGACTCAGAAAACACACCATTTCTGGTGGGGAGCGTTTCAGTTTAAAAAGTGCCGGTTACGCTTTCCGGCGTCGCTTTACCTTTTCAGGAGTTACGACCGTATTCACGAGGCATAACGTTTGGGTTGCTGTGGCAAGGTAATCATGGACTTTATGCATCACGCGATAAGAGGTCGGTTCTCCATTGCCACAACATCCCAAATTTTTGCGGTCTTTCCCGCTGTCAGAACTTGTTATCTGAACAACCGCTGCATTGTTGTGCGCTGTTGATGGAATGAAGCTTAACTAAAGGTAAGTAATTGGTCAATAAAAATTACTTACAAAAAGTTAAGTTGCAAGTTGAGGAGGGGTAATTTATTGAATTTTAGCTTATTTTTTCTTTGAGTTTTTTCTTGCCATGAGCAGCTCTTCGAACAAAGCGTTGAATCCATCAACCTTGAGTTCGAGATCCGCGATGTGCCTTTCTTTCTCGGATTCGGGAAGAGAGTCAAACAGGTCTAATAATTTTTGTTGTCTTTCATCCAGTTCGGTCGGTAGCTCATCAACAGGTAGTGGAGTGCTGGCTTCATCCCCGTACAGCAACCAAGTCGGAGTGCATTTAAGCACTTTGGCCAGGCTGAAAAGGTTCTTTCCCTTTGGCTCTGTATCGCCATTCTCCCACTTGAAAATAGTGACGTGCGAAACCTTCACAGCATCGGCAAGTTTCTGCTGTGACATTTTAAGTTCAGTTCTACGCGCTTTAATGCGCTCGTGCAGCGTTTCGATTTTCATAGGGGTTAATATAAATTAATTTGACTTAGCATATATTAAGTCATAAAGTCCTAATCAAAGTTAATGACAGGAGGTGAACGTGTTAAAAGACCACGCAATAGAATTCTTCGTCAGCAAAACCAAGCTGGCCAAGGCCGCAGGTGTTTCCCAAGCCGCTGTATCTCGCTGGGGAGATCTCATTCCGGAACGCTGTGCAGCTCGCCTGGAGAAAGTAACAGGCGGTGCACTTAAGTATGACCCAGCATTGTACGGTGGTGAGACACACTCACCAGACGCAGCTTAACAACGACAACCACCGAAATCTGATTACGCGTAATCAAGTTTCGAGCGACAGGAGACGCGACAAGTGGAAAACATCGAGAAATTAAAAAGCGAAATTGCAGGGTGGGCGGCTGAACGCGGCCAGGAACATGTAGCGATCGAGATCAGCCGCATGTGGCTGCTGTTCGGTACCGAGTCAAAAACAGTACGCCTGTATCCGATCGAGGACGAATTCGGGCGTGCTGATTGGCGAGCGATCAACACCAACCGGCAGGCGATATTCCGCTGGTTGCGTGGCGAGTCTAAAGCATCCAGGGCAAAGATCCGGGAAATGGCCGACGCAATGGCCGCAGCACTGCCAGCAGAGCGCCGGGCACGTTTAGGCGGGGCATCGGTTCAGTACCTACTGTCCGTGGCCATACGGGAGTTTGCAGCGGCGATTATCGCGATCCTGCTTGGGGCCAACGATACCCCTCAGCTAATTGCCGGAGCACTGAACGCATTGCAGAACACCCAACGCCTGACCAGCGTTTAACCGACCGATTTAGGAAAGACCATCATGCTTAATTCTATCGACAGGATCACCTGGCGTAACGGATACCGGCTTAACGGTATGCCTGTAGCGCAGGAGGAGATCGAAGGTATTTTCGAAGGGCGGCGCGTTGCGGCTCTATCGATCTGGGAACAATACGAGCAGCGCAAGGCCGCACTGCTTGATGATGATCTATCGCCAGCGGAGTACCAGGATGCGTGTCGCTTGATAGCGGAAGCTCTGGGGGCCTGATTATGAGCATGAACCTGATGGCACAAGCCATGAGCATCAAGGTAGGTAATCCCCTGCGTAAGCTGGTGCTGATCAAGTTGGCCGATAATGCCAACGATCAGGGGGAATGCTGGCCTTCGGTACCTTACATCGCAGAACAGTGTGAAGTATCCGAACGTTCTGTACAAAACCACATTCAGCAATTGGTGAAAGATGGTTTCATCCGCGTAGAAATACGCAAAGCAGAGAATGGCCTGAATCGGTCAAATATCTATCACATCACCTTAAAACGTGGTGGTGCAAATGCTGCACCATATGGTGAATCTCCTGCACCCCCTGGTGCAAATGCTGCACCGGTAGATGGTGCAGGAGCTGCACCCAGAACCAGTCACTCTTTAGAACCAGTCAATGAACCTATTGATACTGGATCAGCTGACGCTGACCCACAAGAACCGCCATCAGATGATCGAATGAATTATCAGGTGATACTCGACGCCTATCACGAAATCCTGCCAGAAATGGCAGAGGTGCGTGTATTAACCGACTCACGCAAGAAAACCATTCGTAACTTCTGGAAGAAATTTAAGTTCAATCAGGATCGCTGGGTAGCCTATCTGCGTTACATCGCCGTGCATTGCCGCTGGATGCTGGAAGACCGTCCGAACGGTACCGGAGGATTCTGGAAGCGTAAGAACCTGGATTACCTGATCACCGAGCGCTGCTATGTGGCCGTGAAAGAGGAGCGGGCAAATGACCGATAACCTGCCGCAGGCTCCTTACAGCATCGATCTCGAACAGGCCATTCTGGGCAGCCTGATGCACAACACCGAAGAGGACAGGGCGGCCACGGTGTTCGGGTTGGTAAAGCCGGAATCGTTCTACCTTGTGGCGCACAGGGCCATTTTCGCAGAACTGCGCACGCTGACGAACGCCAACAGACCGACAGACCTGATCAGCCTGAGTGACGCGCTCGAAAGCAAGGGGCTTTTGGAGCAGGTAGGGGGATTTGCTTACCTGGCCGAAACGGGGCGTAAAGCCAGCGTGCATGCCATGACCAGCTATGCGCATGCCGTCCGTGAAAAAGCGGTCTTGCGGTACGCACTCGAAAAACTATACGCCTGCGTCGAAATGGTTGGGGCGAATAACGGCATGGACGCGGCAAGCAAGCTGGCCAACGTTCAGCAGATGATCACCGCAGTTAGCGATCACGCCAAAACCGGAAGACGTGGCGGGCTGCGCCCGGCTGGCGACGTGATCGGCGAATGGGTGGAGGATATCAGCCGTCGCTTTGATGATCCGGAAGGAGCTGCAGGCCTTACGCTGGGGATTGAAAGCCTGGATCGCATGATGTACCCGAAACAGGTGTTGCGTGGTGCCCTCGTTGTTATCGGCGCCCGTCCGAAAATGGGTAAGACCGCCACCTACAACAAAATCGCAACTCACTTCGCATTGAACCACCGGTTGCCGACGCTGGTGTTTAGCCTGGAAATGACCGACAGAGGGATCATTGAGCGAATGGTCGCGCAGGAAGCCCGCGTTAAGTCGGAAATATTCTACGTGGGCGCGAGTGACGATAACGACATGGCGCGTGCTATGGCCAAGGCGACAGAGCTGGCCGAGTCCAATCTGATGATCGACAGCACCCCAGGCGCCACGCTTGCGCATGTCGTTGCAGAGTGCCGGAAGGTGAAGCGCCAGCGCGGCAATATTGGCCTGGTGGCAATTGACTATCTCACCCTGATGAAAGCCGAGGCGGCAGAGCGTCGCGATATTGCGTACGGCGATATCACTACCGGGCTGAAGAACCTGGCGAAGGAAATGGATTGCGTGGTACTGCTGCTGACCCAGCTTAACCGCAAATTGGAAGATCGCGCCGATAAGCGGCCGGTACCGAGCGACAGTAAAGACACTGGCCAGATTGAGCAGGATTGCGATGTGTGGATCGGCCTGTATCGCGATGCGGTATACAACAAAAACTCAGACCCTCACCTAATGGAGTTGCTCTTGAAGTTAAACCGCGAAGGGGCCAGCGGTACCGCGCACGCCCTGATGGTGGACGGGTATATCAAAGACGTTTCAGACGAGGAGGTAGCACGCCGATCACAGACCGGCCAAGAGAAGAGCAGACGTTACGCAAAAGATAAGCAAGAACCCAAAGTAGACGCATTCTAACCGCGCCTGACCAGCGCGTAATAACCAACAGGAAAGACCAACATGCATACTGAAATTGTTTACGCTAAATCCCCATCGATGATCGATGACGGCTGCGACCACACCGCAGTGATTATCTGGAACATGAACGCTAAAGCCCGCGCTCGTACTGGTTCGCCATTCGTCCCTGCGCCGGCACCCGTCCAGGTGATGCAGCCGAAGTACGATCGCAAGGCGACCACCGGCAAGAAGGTGGTGAAGAAAAAAGCCCAAAAGGTGGATTTCCCCGCCAGCAAACTGGCCGCCGTCATGCTCGGTAAAACCCTGTCTTACACCGCCATTCTGGCCGCACTAGATAAATTCCATCCCGGCCACGCCATGAGCCGCCGGGTGCTACAAACTCGCGTTCTCGCGATGATCAATTCGCCCTTCGTCAAAATAACCCGACACGAAACACCGGTACCGGAATTCACCCTGGAACACGTTGACGGGCAGTTTTACGTCAACTCGGAAAGAACCCTAGAAGCGATGGTGTAACCCATGGCCGGGCAATCGGATTACCTCCCGCCCGGCTTACCGTTCAATCGCGGAGCCTGGCCGCAGGAATATCGGGATCTGGAAAATCTCGACCTGCGCGCCAGTGGCTTAATCAAAAACCTGTATGCGCGGAAAGTTACCCGCACTGACGTTTTAGACGCGATCGACACGGTACCGGAACAGCACCGGGAGCATTTCAGAGCACGCCTGAATTATTGGCGTGAACACCTAGAGGGAGTAGGTGCATGACAAAGTTGAGAGTTTTACGTTTCGCGGGAGGAGGGCGAAGTTGTCAACTCGGTTGTGGCTTGTAGTCTGGGTGATAGAAATTGCTGTTTTTACGCCTTGTGGGGTGGTCCTGATTAAGGCTGTTCTTAATTTGATACGTAGTGAGAACTGGAGTTTTGCCTTGCCATGGATTACTCTAGGGTAAATTCGAACAAAAAAATGTATGGAAATGGAGATTATGAGTACTGCAATCTTAAGATATGAAGTGAAAAATTTTGGCAGTTTCGGAGCGGATGGGGGGACTGTAGATCTAACAACTACATCCCGGGACCCTCACAAAGAATTGTGGAGAGAGATAAATGGCCAAAAAGTAAATCTTGTTACTGCCAT